CGTCCCTCGTGGCGAGCTTGGTTGAGGGTGGGGTGACGCTGGTCACTCTGGCCGCCTCGATGGTGGCGACCGCTGTGTTGAGCAGGTCGGCATCCCTGTTTAGGAGTTTGGATGCTCAGGCAATCGGTACGGCGAGCCTCGACAGGCTAGCCTCGATCTTCAGGACGATCGGCGCTGAATCTCAGATGGCCGCGTCTGTGGCTAAAGGGCTATACGTCTCGCTCGCGGCGGTCACAAGTTTCGTCGCTACCTCCGCGCAGGTCTACACCCAGGCCGTGGTAGCCGTAGCAGCGGCCTTCATCGAGGTCATGCTCAAGGGCGGCAAGGACCTGATGCAGCGGTTCACTTCTAAGAGCGACCCTGGCAAGCGCATAGAGGGCGGAAAGGACCCCACGGACAGGGAGACGGGCAAGAAGGGGCACAGAAGATAATGGCTCTGGACATCACGAGGAACATAGACCGCTTCGAGGGCGAGGACACCTTCCAGTTCACGCTCACCATGACGGTGTCGAGGCCGTCCACGGTGGCTTTCGTGGTCTACAACACGGACGGCAGCACGCTCGCGCCTGAAACGGTGCAGGTCAACAGCAACTGGGCCGTTGAATCAGGGGCGAGCACCGGGGTTTTCTACATGAATCGGGTCCTACCTACTTCCGTTGGATTCTATACCTATCTCTGGCGGGCGTGGGATTCTAGCTCCAGGCCCTACACGAACCGGGGGGAATTTGAGGTCATCAGGACGGAGCCGCATAGCTTCTACACCTACGGGACGAGGGTTGAGGTCATGAAGCGGGCGCGGCAACTGATAGGCAGGGGTGACATAACGGAGAGGGACATCAGGCCGCACATGGAGGCCGGGGACGGGTGGATAGACTCCAAGATCGGCGTCAAGGTCTCAACGCCGCTGAACCCGATACCGGCCTGGGCCAGAGAAATGTCGAACCGCATGGCGATATATTTCCTCTACCAGTCCTATTATAGCGGGCAGAAGACCGACGAGCCGCCCGCCGTGGTCAGGCAGTTCGACAAGGACAACGAGTTTTTAGACGGCGTGGTAGAGGGGAAATACTCGCTCACCGGTGAGACGGAGGTAGTGGCGATAACCGGAGGCATAGAGGGCGGCACGCCAGCGTTCGGGCGGAGCGACGTGGAGGACCAGAAGATCGACACAGACATAACCGATTTCGAAGATGATCAGAGGGATTGATGCCCGAGAAGACCGGCGTGGATAGGCTTTTGACCGTGACGGAAATCAAATCGATACTTGAGCCGTGTTGCTGCGAGTTGCCGCATGACGCGAATGGCGAGAGAAAGCTGGCGACGCACCACGCATCTACCGTTGACAATTATTGCGAATATTGCACGTGCGAGAAGTGCCAGAGAACGCTGATACGAAAAGCCCTGATTGCCATGGCTAGGGAGTCGAATCAACGCGGAGTCACCGATGGCTGAGAACACCGGCATAAGCGTTGAGGTCAAGGGGCTGCGGGAGACCCAGCAGATGCTCCGACGCCTCGCAACAGCCGCAGGGCGCGGGGGCGGAAGTTCTGCGCTTCACGCCCGCTATGCCGTCATCGCCTCGCAGTGGATAGACAGGAACTTCCAGTCTCAGGGCGCGATGGCTGGGGGATGGCGCCCGCTCAAGCCGAATACATTAGCGAACAGGCGCATGGGGTCCGGTAGGATACTTCAGAACAACAGGTTTTTGCAGGCGAGCTTCCTGCCGAAGTGGAACGAGAACGAGGCCGTGGTCGGCAGCGCGGTCTTCTATTCCAAATTCCACGAGGAGGGCGTGCCGCATACGTGGGAGATAACGCCGAAGAAGGGCAAGTTTCTGCGCTTCAAAGTCGCCACTAGATTCGGCGTGCGGACGGTGACGCTAAAATCAGGCAGGAAAATGACTCTGCCGTTCGCCGAGGGGCAGGAAGTGTTCGCTAAGAAAGTGACACATCCAGGGTTGCCTCAAAGAAGAATGTTACCGAGAGAGCCGGATCTCTTGCCGCAGCTCCTGAAAACGACGCTGAGCTACCTCCTCGAGCAGGAAAGGCGGGCGGGATAAGTGGCCTTCAACATCTACGATTTAGTGCTCCGCCCGATCTTCGAGAGGCTTGAGGCGGACACCCGGTTCAGCGGGGTGAAGGTATTTTACGACGGCGATGACGATGAGATAGTGGAGCACTCCCTGATGCCCGCGATAAACTACTATCTGCTGCCGATGGGATGGGAGGACCTGGCGCGCGGCTCCAGCGCGGGGACGTTCCAGCACCGCACATTCAAGATCCGCATCGGCTTCGGCGTGTGGGTGTTCGACAACGACGCTGGCAGGCGCGACCACGCGGCGTTCCAGATAATCGAGGACCTTAAAGATTGGCTGAACGAGAACAGGGACTTCGACAAGACCAACGGCGTGTTCGTGTCCGGCTCGATACTCATGGAGACGGCCAAGTCCCAAGAGTCGGGCGGCATGGCGCGCGGGCTTTTGCTGGGCACGGAGTTCGAGCTGTTCAGCGCGACGGGGGTTTGAGATGGAGAGACAAACGTATCCTCAGCGGGAGTACAGGGAGATCAGCACGAGCACGATCCTGTCCTGCTCCGGCTGCAATCGGCAGATAGCGATGTTCGAAAAGTGCTTTACAGACGGGCAGGGAAAGTATTACCATAACGGCTGCAAACCAGATAACCCCGAAGTCAAGGGAGGCATCGGGCCATCGGTGGACGCGGGAAAGGAGGAAGATGGCCAGGAATGATGCCTAATGCCTACGGCAGGTGATGTTTTTCTAACACGACGCTCAATCCTCTTACTCAAAATCGAATCCACCTACGGCACGGACGCCGCGCCGCAGGAGGCGAACTCCTACGAGGCGATCCGCACCATAGATCCCTTCACGTTCACGCCGGGGCAGGAGATCGTGGAGGTCTCCGGCGGCAACCTCAGCCGGGGCTACTCCAGGCCGATAGCGACCATCCGGCCCGCCGAGATTAGCTTCCGCACCTACGTCCAGGGGATTCCCAGCCCGTCATCCGGGATCATCTACTCCGCCACCGCCAAGCCGCCCATAGGGGACGCGCTGCGGGCGTGCGGCCTGCACGAGACCTTCGAGACGGTGGGATACGCTGGGGGTAGATATCGCTACGCCCCGACGGCGGACGTGGGCTCAGACATGTCCGTCACCATAGTTGCCCACAGGGACGGCTTTGAGCACAGGCTCCTCGGATGCCGGGGCAACGTCAACCTCATCTACCAGGGGGCCGCGCCGGTCATAGCGGACTTCACGTTCCAGGCACTACAATCGACAGAGGCATCGACAACCAGAAGCGCGCCGACCGGCCTGCCGACCTTGGTCCCGCCGAGGTGGGTGGACAGCGGGAGCATAGTGATTGCGTCGCTGTCCCCGGTCGTTGAGAACCTGAACTTCAACACGAACAACACATTGTTCCCAGATCGCGCGTCCTCCGCGCTGTCCGGCTCTGGCATCACGAAGATAGTGATAACTGAACGCCAGCCGGGCGGGTCGTTCGATCCCGAGAGCGATGTCAACACCTTGGACTTCTTCGCGCAATGGAGGGCCACGTCGGGCGCGATACTGAACGTGCAGACGAACGTCACGACGGGCAACAGGTTCACGCTGACGGCATCGGAGGTCATTTTCAAGAAAGTCGCATGGGGAGACAAAAGTGGCTTGTCCCTGTTCAATACAGATTTCCAAGCATATGAGAGAAATGTGAACGACGAGTTTAATTTGCTCTTCGATTAGCTAAATAAATAAAAGGGGGGGCAATGTTAGACCTTGCGAAATTCAAGCGAACCGTCACGAGTCCATACACGGGCCAGGACTACGAGATCGTCAGGGTGACGCGGAGGGAAGTCCTGGAGAGCACCGGCGTTTTGCCAATAGTTTTGGCCGCGCCGGTGGAGAAGAGACTACAGGCGCTGGAGACGGGCCTCAAGGAAAAGGCGGACAACAATGAGATCCAGGAGCAGGTGACGAGGGACATGCTCGCGAAGGGCGTGCTGTCGCCGAGGATATGGCTCGGGCCGGGCGAGTGCCCGGAGGGACAGCTTCCGGTCGAATACATGGGCGACGACAGGGATTGGCTCGCCGGAGAGGTGATAAAGTTCGCGTACGACATAAGCGCGCTCAACATGGACAAGTTTTTTCGCGGGGCAGAGCCCGCAGATCCTGGACCTGGTGGCCCGGAGGTACGGGCAGAGGCCGTCGAGCCTAATCCAGACGGGGACGGAAGTGTTCACGGACCTTGAGGCGCTGTGGTTCGACGTTAACTGCGCGTTCCTGGGGATGCTCGCCGAGATGCCCGACAAGCCGGGGCGCGTCAACGGGCCGATCACGGACCGCAGGCAGGCGAGGATGCTGGCCAGGATGGCCAACCAAGAGATAGAGGAGATGGAACGTAACCCGGAGGGCGTATGGCGGACAACGTAATCCAGGTCATCATAAAGAGTCAGGAAAACTTGTCCGTGGATGTCCGGCGGATTGAAGCCGAATTGCGCAAACTTCAGGGCACGACGGAAGGCGTGAGCGGTAGATTCGGCAATGCGATGCGATCGTCCAGCGGTCTGCAACGTAACTTGGCTCCATTGCGCAGCGTACTGATCCAGCTCACGGGCGTCACGGGGTCATTCGGTACGGCGCTCTTCAATTTGGTCCGCTTCGGTTTCAGTCCGATCGGTCTCGCGATAACCGGGATCATCGCCGCTGTGAGCGGGCTCGTGTCGGCATGGTCCAACGCCAGGAAATCTACCGAGGAGTTCAACAAGGCGCTCGACACGCAACATCAGCAGCTTTTCGCGGTTAATTTAGACTATCGCCTCCTCACCAAATCAATCACCGAAGCGGAGGCCGCCGTCCTGAAATTCAACCGCGCCCAAGCTGCCGGGCTCCAGGAAAGGATAGATGACATCGAGAAGTGGAAGTCGATCATCGGCGCGCTACTGGGGCAAGGGCCGGTCGGGGCGCTGATGGAAAAACTTGGCTTCGGCGAGGAGGAGATGAGGGGTCTCTTTGGTCTCAGTAAGAAAGATTTGGAAACGATGGAGGCCAGGCTTTCCGCACTAAAAGGACTATCCGAAGCGACGGGTAGGGGTGTTAAGCGTAATATCGAGCTGGAGAAGGCGATAGCTCTGAAACAGAAAGATATGGAGCTTGACGAGAAAACCATATCTATCCTGCGTGCGATCGCCGACTTGGAGGAGAAACGCGCTAAAGTCCAGGGTCGGCCAAGCGAAGACATCGCCGTGCGCCGGGATGCGATCGCAGCCGAGGAGGCCTTGATCAGAAAGCGCGAGAAATTTGAAATAGAGTTCGGGAAACTCCCCAAAGGTATCGTGCAAGAGCAGGCTAGGCGAGATCTGCAATTGTTGTACCTCAAGGGCGAACTTTTGCACATAGACTATGTCCTCCGCATAAATAGCCTTGAGGCGGAACATAACAAGCTTTTAGAGGAAGGCAATCAAAAGATACGGAATATCATTGAGACGCGGAGCGAAGAAGCGAAATTGCTGAACGACGCCATCGTCACCGCGCTCGAGGCGGAGCTTGATCTATTGAAGCTCCAGGAGGCACCGTACGCCAAGATCATCGAGAAAACGAGGGAGCTTGAGCAGGCAAGAAGAGATGCCGTAGATAGCTTGATCAAGGAAAAGGAGATCCAGCGGATCGGCCTGATAGTGGCGCAGAGAGTCGAGGGCGATGCGAACCAAGCGCAGATAGACGCCATCGAGAGCCAGATACAGGCACTGCAAGCGCAGAAGGCCGCCTTGCACGATGTTCTGAGCACACAAGCCGAGATCCACAAGCAGGCCGAGGATATGGCGGACACATTGGCAGGGGACTTCGTGGACAGGTTCATTAGCTTGATGGAGGACAGGAAGATGGACCTATCGACGTTCCTGCGGGACCTTGGCAGAACCATCGTCAGCCAGTTTCTCCAAGGGATGCTGGCGGCAAATTTGATCGGACCACTTGAGGAGATGTTCAACGCACCTGGGATGGGTGGTCGTGAACGGCGGCAGACAATGAGGGGCGGAACGGCGGGTGTGCTGCTCGGCGGAACGAAAAGCTTGTTGAGTCTATTCGGCCTCTTCGGCGGCGGCTTCCCAAGTCTCGGCCCCTTCGGCTTCAGCGGCGGGGAAGTGCCGTTCAACTGGAACTTCGGCAAGGGCGGATATCTCGGCGGCAACTTCGTGCCGGTCGCGGCCTTGCGCAAGTTCCAGAAGGGCGGCGTGGCGAACCGTCCGACGATAGGGGTCATCGGCGAGGAGGGCGACGAGATCGTGGCCAGGATGAAGCCAGCGAGGCCGCAGGACTCCGAAACCAGGGGGGTCAGTGTGATCATCCAGGGCGACATCGTCCCTCGGGAGCGCAACATGAGGCGCGAGGACGTGATCATGATCGTGGCGGACGACATGGAGAGGGGCGGTAAGACGGCGACGGCAGGGATCAAACTCGGGAACCGGAGATGACATGGCCCACACCAGAACATTAACCTTCACCCCTTCCTTCGTCGAGCGCGAGGCCGTCACGCTCACCTCGGCGACGCCATATGACAACGCCGGGCTGGGGCACTATTTCACCCGCTCTTCCAGGCCAGCGTACAACTACACGATACGCATGGACGCGCTGACGAAACAGCAAGCGGAGTCGTTATCGGCGGTCCACGCATACCACCAGGGCGGGAAATCTTTTTTCTGGGACGGCGGGCCATTCGGCAGCATAGAGGATTTCCGGCTGCTCGCAGAGGGCGACAATACTCGGCGGGATTTCTTCCTCGGCAACCGCAACGTCGGGGCTGGTTCCATATCCGTGCAGACGCTGAGGGCTGCGGTTAGTTCGGCGTGGCTCACGTCTTCGGCTAACGGCTGGCCGTACTCGCTCACGGCGGCGGCAGGGGTGATAACGTTCGCCAACTCGACGAACACCATCCCGGCGTCGGGGGACGACGTGATGGCAAGGTGGGGCTGCGTTTATAGAGTGATGTTCCCGCCGGATGGCATCAAGGTCACGAACCAGCACAGGGGCGTCTACTCCGTGGAGCTGAGGCTCACGGAGTCGGCGATAATGTGATGGAAACGCCAGTGGGACTTGAGGGAATCATCCTGACATTCGGCTCGCTCGACGACCCGAATTTCGAGCGTGACAACATCGCGATCTTCGACCTTCCATATCCCCTTTCCTTTCGCGGTCCCCTCGGCCTCATTCAGGTCCACCGCAGCCGCTCCCATAGGCTCATGGTTCCGATCTTTCAGGAGGCGCTGGCGAAAGTCGGCGAGGCTGGGTTCGAGACGTGCTTTCGGCCCTACGGCGGGATTTACGCAAGAAGGGCGCAGCGCGGCGCTACACGTTTCCCCAGCACGCATAGTTGGGGGATCGCGATTGATGGCGATTCTGAAACTGAGATTGATCCCGACGCGTACAAATTAGGATCGAACGTCCGCATGCCGGACAAGGTGGTGAAGATTTTCACCGACTTGGGGTTTTTTTACGGAGGCGACTTCAAGCACCGGCGGGACCCGATGCACTTCCAGTTTTGCAAGAACTACTGAAAGGGAGAGATAGGCGGCCAAGAATGAACATCCCGAACGAAATCATCGTGCTGCTTGAGGGCGTAATCCTCGCCTTCATCGGCTGGGCTCTCAGGGGGATATCGAA